GTTCCGACGGAGATTGCCGAGTTTGAAGGCAACTTCCTCACTGGCGGCTTCCAGGGTGGCGCCCAAATCTACGATCGCGAGGAGATGAACGTCGAGATCGCGACGGAGAATGAGGACGACTTCGTCAAGAACATGGTCACGATGCGCTGCGAAGAGCGCGTTGCGCTCGCGGTATTTAGGCCGGAAGCCTTCATCTACGGCCCGTTCAGTGACCTGACCTGAGGCTGGCGCGCAAATTGCGAGGGATTAAAGGGCCACCTAACGGGTGGCCCTTTAAGTAGGAGCACATGAAATGTTGATGCAGGCTTTGAAGACGTTCCGGCGCAGTGACACCGGCGAGATTGTAAAGACCGGACATGAATTCGATGTGGGGCAGATGCTTGCCCGAACATACGAAAATCAAGGTATGGCGCGCGCCCTCGGCGTGCCGGCATCCTTTGGTCGTACCAGCACGCAGAACAAGGCCGCTCAATCCGGCCCTTTAGCTTCAGCTGGTGGCGAGACTGGCGCGGCGAAATCGCCGCCATCGTCGCCAGTGGCCCAAGTGCCCGAGACGAGGCGCTCGACGTCCTTGTCGGACGAGCCCGTGTCATCGTCGTCAATAGTTCATGGGAACTCGTCCCAGGCGCTGACGTCGTCTACGGCTGCGACGGCACCTGGTGGAAAAGGCAGGGTGGCCTCGCGGCGTTCGGTGGATTGAAGGTGTCTCAGGATGCGCGCGCCTGCGTCGATTATCACCTTGCGAAGGTCGATGTTCGGCAATGTAGCGAGCTGCTCGTCCGGCAGGCCGGTCAGATCGGATCCGGGTCGCGGCATGGTGGCGGAAATTCCGGCTTTCAGGCGCTCAATCTTGCGGTGCAATTCGGCGCCGTGCGCATTCTGCTGATCGGTTTCGATATGTGTCTCGATCGTGGTGTGCATTGGCACGGCCTGCATCCAAAGGGCATGAATAATCCGCGCGCGGCCAATTTCGTAGCCTGGAGAGACGCGTTGAATGGTGCAGCCGGTCGGCTGCGCGATCTCGGTATCGATGTGGTGAACTGCTCGCGGACGTCAGCGCTTACCGCATTTCCGAAAATTACACTCGCTGAGGCATTGCGATGAACCTGCGGAAAATCGCATTGTCGGAAAGCGAGCCAATTCCGCTCGATCTGATCAAGAGCCATTGCGAGATCGATTATGATGACAAGGACGGCCTGCTGACCGCATTTCGTGACAGCGCCATTGCGCTCGTAGAAAAGCGGGCTGGTATTGTCCTTCGTCGGCAGGATTATCGCATGGAGTTGGGCTGCTGGCCTCGCGCATCGATCGAGATTCCCGTATCGCCTGTGCGTGAGGTTTCAGCGATTAACTATTTCGACGCCGCCGGCGTCGAGCACACTGTGCTCTCGTTCGATTATCGTTGGATCGTGGAACGCGGTCGCGCGCGGCTTTGGTTCGTTCCAGAATTTGTTCGCCCCGCACTACAGGAAGGTCGGCCGGACGCTGTCCGGATTGAGTTCCAGGCCGGCTATGATGATCCGACCGAAACCGGTAGCGGAGATGATCCGGAACTGGCTTTTCCAGCACAGGCCCGGAACATCGTTCTGCTGCTCGTCTCATGCTGGTTCAACAACCGCGACGCCGTTGTTGTCGGCAGCGGCAATGAGCCGAGGATGCTGCCGATGGGCGTGGAATCGTTGCTGTCGGATCTGAAGGTTTATCGATGATGAAGAGACCGCTACTCATCCGTGGCATGCATGGGCTTGGTGACAATATCCGGCAACGGGCAATCGTGCGGCAGCTATTGCCGCAGTTCGATGTCTGGCTCGAAAGCTCCTGGGTGTCGGTCTATCATGATCTGATCGGCGAGGGGCTGAAGGTTATTCGCAAGCCGACGCGACTGCGGACGCAAACGAAGAATGCTAACCGGGAAGCGGAGGCATTTTCAGGCCAAATCGCCCCGATTGGTGCGCAGATCATTCAGATGGGTTATCCGCCGGCTGAGGTTCGCCGGCGGGGGTCGATTCTCGCCGCGATGTGCGCAGCTTCAGGCTGCGACGTCGCCACCGCGGATTTTCGGTTGCCAGTTCCTGCCGGCTGGCTTGCTCGCCTGACGCCGTTCCTGCGGCAATGGGGGTATGACGGTTTGCGGCCGATCATGGTGTATCGGCCGCTCGTCGACCGGCCATCCGATTGGACGGGCTGCCGTGCGCGAAATCCCGATCATTCGGCGTATGCGACGCTCTATAAATCTATCCGTGATCGCTTCTTTGTCGTCTCCGTCGCGGATTTGGTGCCGAATATCGAATGGATTGTCGGCGAACGTATCGAGGCAGATGCGCAAGCCCATCGCGGCGAACTCGAGTTTGAGACTCTGGCTGCGCTGATCTCGATGGCGGGCATCGTTTTTTGTTCGCCCGGTTTCGCGGCGGTACTCGGGCAAGCTGTTGGAACGCCCGTCGCGTGCATCTTCGGTGGATACGAAAGGTCCGCATTCTTCTTCTCCGGCGCCAATGATGCGCCGGTTCTCGGAATCGATCCGATCAACCCCTGCGAGTGCTTCCGTCATGACCATGCCTGCCGCAAGACGATCAACGTCCCAAACGCTCGGGACCGGCTCATTACCTTTGCCGCTGACGCTGCCGCTCGTACCGCAGTCGCAGCTTGATGTTCGTCCGATCGATTGGAGCGGTCTGACGCGCCGCTTCATGAATGATGGCGAGCTCGAGGTATTGGTTGCGCTGATGCGGTCCGTCAGCCCGAAGACGGTGCTCGAATTCGGTTGCAACGAGGGACGCACCGCGAAGGCTATCCTGCAGAACGTCGCCGACATCGAGCGCTATCAGGGCGTCGATGTTCTACCAGGCTACGTTCCGGCCCGAGCCGTGCAGCGCAACGAGGTTCCGCGTAATGCCGGCTGGATGATGAAAGATGACCCGCGCTTCGAATTGATCCTTCGGCGAAACGGCTCGCTTGACCTGACAGCGGACGACCTCGCGGCGGCCGATGCGATCTTCATCGACGGCGATCACGGCTGGAAGGGTGTTCTTAATGATTCGATATTGGCTTTGCGTTTGTTGCGGCCCGGCGGTGTCGTGATCTGGCACGATTACCACGACCTAGGCACGGTTGACGTGCGAGATGTACTGGAGCTGATCAGCAGACATGCACTGGTGACTCAGCAAATCTTCCACGTCGAAGGGACGTGGTTGGCGTTTGCGAGGCGGTGATGCCGCAGGCCGGGGAATTCGGGCGAATGCGGATCGGGTTCTTTCGACATCCGCTCCATAGCGATGGATATGGCAGCACGGAAGGGGATTATTCCGACGAGCCGGAATTCGTCATGAGCGCGAAGGTGCGTAACAAACTGGGTGGAGAAACAGTACAGGCGGCTCGCTTAGAGGGTCGCAAGTTCGTCAACATCACGGTGCAGTCGTGTCTTGCCGTTCGGGCTGTGTCGACGGCATGGAAAGCTCGCGATATGCGTGCTGGCGTCGACTACAATATTCGCTCGATCATCGATCCGGATGGCAAGCGCCAGTGGGTGGAAATGTTGTGCGAGGAAGGAGTTGCAGTGTAATGGCACGCCGATCCCGCAATTTGTCCGTCTCGCAATTCCAGCAATTGATGGAGCGCGTGCCGAAGGCTGTTGCCAAAGATCTCGAAACCGCAGTCGCCGGCGGCGCGCGCCAGATCGCGCTCGTCATGCGTATGACGGTGCCTAAGGGCGTCGATGGCCGCAATGAACTGGAGGAGTCCATTCGCGTCACGCCAGGCTCTCATCCGCTGCGCAAAGTTATTCGTGCCGGCGGGAAGCTGACGACGAAGAAGGCGGGCGGCAGTTTCGTTGGTCGGCTTCTGCGCGGCCGCAGCAAGGAATACGACTACGCCAATGCCGTCGAGTTCGGGACGCAGAATATGCACGCCCAACCCTTTTTCTATCCGACATATCGCCTGATGAAGAAGCGGACGCAATCCGCCATCAATCGAAAGGCCAAGAAGGCGATCGCCCAGGTTGTGCCGTTGAAATGAGTGTTTCGGACGCATCTCTGCCATTGCAGAAGGCGATCGTGCATGAATTGCGGACGGCAGATATTGTCGCCGATCGCGTCTATGATTTTGTGCCGGAAAAGCCCAACTTTCCCTACTTTTCCATCGGTTCAATCGATGTCTTGACGGAAGAAGCCGACGAGTATGAAGGCTCGGATACGTCGATCCAGATTGACGGATGGTCGCGAACCGCGAGCTCCGAAGAGATCAAACGCATGGGTCGCCTGGCGCGCGCCGCGCTGCATGGTGCCTATCTGACGCTCGATGAAGATCAGCGGCTCGTGTCGATGACAGTCGAACGCGTCCGTTACACGGTTGACCCTGACGGGTTGACAAAACACGCAATCATCGCCGTACGGGCGCGTACCGAGCCCTCTGCGTAAAACCCTCAATCGATCTATTGACATAAAGGAGGTCGCCATCATGGCGAAGCCGACCACTACTAGTTGGACGAAGCTCTCGATTTGGCCTGGTGATGGCGCGTCGCCCGAGGACTTCACGCAAAAAGTCTGCGGCATGACGTCCAAGGGCTTCACGCTCTCGTCTGAAGTCTCGGAATCGAACGTGCCGGATTGCGACGATCCGGACCTGCCCGGGTGGGTCGAGCGCGTCACCAGGTCGAATTCGGCCGAACTGACCGGCGCGGGCCTGATGGCGGAAGAGAACTTCGACTTCTACCGAGAATGGAAGATGTCGGGCGAGGCTCGGAATACGCGGATCGTCCTCGATCTCAAGACCAACAAGGGGTATTTCGAGGGTCCCTTCCTGCTCACCAGCCTTGAACTTACCGGCAATCAGGACGACGGAAAGATCCAGATGTCTCTGACGTTCCAGTCTGCCAGTGAAGTCACCTGGACCACGGGTGCGCCGTGATGATCAACGGTCAGGTCGACCTGAGTTGGGGTGACGGGGAGCATTCGTTCAACATCTCCAAGCTCGGTTCGGTGTTTGAGCTTGAAGACAAGTGCGGCTGTGGCGTGCAGGAGGTGTTTAACCGGCTGCGCGAGGGTCGCTGGAAGTTCGTCGATGTTCGGGAAACGATCCGTCTCGCGCTGATCGGCGGCGGAAAAAGCCCTCCCGAAGCGATGCTGTTGGTCAAGCGATATGTCGATGAGCGGCCATGGTCGGAGAACGTCATGGTTGCGCTGACCATCCTGACGGCGGCCATTGTCGGTGTTCCGGACG